ACGGCCAGAACGTTGAGTACAACGGACGTGAGATTACCGTTAGAGAGGATGGCGAGAATTGGTACGTCAACTTCAATACGGGTCTGGGCGAAGGTATCTACCCCAAGGTAAATTGGACGTTGCAGAAAGCAATCAACGACCAGGCGAACATCTATAAAGAAATTTGATTCAAAGATAAAAATCAGCCCTCGACATCACGGTTAAGTCAGTATATATGAGCGACGTTAGAGTATTAAAAAACATAAATCACCTTGGAAACGGAGTTGATTATTTCGTTGTTTACGAGGATCAGATTAGCGGAACCGCAGCCGATGGAACAACGTTTGATTATTCGCTTGAAAACGGAGAAAGCACATGTTGGAGCGATCTTGAGTCCGAACTTGAGGAAAAATATGAAGGTCTTCGTTTTACGCTTAGTACGGATAACGAAATAGATATTGATACGTGGGACTCTGATGACGAAGCTCTCGAAGAAGCAGAAAAAACAAACAAAATCGAGGAAATTCGTAAGTTTGCGAAAGAGTGGTTAGAGGAGAATGAATACTTCTACGACTGTAAGTTTTGGAATTACTGGGACGGACATAATTGGCAGTCGTGTTTGCTATATTGCGAGAATCCTGAGGAGGACAACAATAAGGACTATGAGTTGTTGGGTGAAGAGATTACTCTTGATGACGAACCAGATGAAGAGGATATTGTCCTTGCTGCATACAAGAGAGCGAGAAAAGCCTCGCCTGAATGGCACAACGGGCGCGCTATATATAAAGACGAGGAAACAGGTTATTTTGTTACGTTTTCTTGCTGGGAGGGCG